TCTATCTTCGTCTGCTATACTTTCTATTAATCACTGCCTCATCGAGTTCTACCAATGGCAAAGAAACCAAAAGACGTTGCCATCTCTCCTGGACAGTCTGTCTATTCTCTAGTATCACGACCTATCTCAACGATTCGTGATTCCGAGATAGTGGATGCTCTCAAGGATTGCAAAGGTCTTATCTACTTAACAGCAATCAAGCTTGGTTGTTCTCATCCTGATCTCGACCAACGTATCAAGGCTAACGACAACCTCATGTTGATTTGCAAGGGTGAGCGTGGTGGTATTGTTGACAAGGCCGAGGCTAAGTTAGTTGAGGCGATGGAGGGTGGGGCCAAGTGGGCCATTGAGATGATTCTTAAGACGCTTGGTAAGGAGCGTGGATATGTTGAGCGTCAAGAGGTTCACAACCTCACCAAAGTTCAATTGCACATAGTCGAGGAGATAGTGGATCATGGAAGCTTCGACACCACAGCAACCATCGTTGACAACAAAAACAATCAAGCTACACAAGGTCCAAAGTGAATTCAGACACTCTGCATCTCTTTATCGTGGGTTCGTTGGCGGTCGTGGTAGCGGCAAGTCATATGTTGGCGCATATGATCTTCTATGTCGTGCGATGTCAGAACGGGGTCGAGGCCGTCTCTACATGGTGGTGGCCCCTACTTACATCATTCTGCAAGATGCTTCAATGAGGACCGTGGTTCAGATCGCAGAAGACCTCGGTGTTATCAAAGAAAAATGGAAACAACCACCTCGCCTGATCTTGACAAACGGTTCTGAAATCATCTTCCGCTCTGGTGACGATCCAGAAAAGTTGCGTGGTCCCAACCTCTCTGGAGTGTGGCTCGATGAGGCCTCTCTAGTGGGCGAAGAAACCTACAACGTCTGCATCGCCTGTCTTCGAGAAGCCGGTCAAGCAGGATGGCTCTCTGCCACCTTTACGCCCAAAGGCACCTCTCATTGGACCTACGAAGTATTTGCCCGTAACAGGCCCAATACTGCCCTATTCCGCTCATCAACCAAAGAGAACCCATTCCTCCCTGGAGAGTTCATCCATGCTCTCCAGACGCAATATTCCGACAAGCAAGCAGCACAAGAGATCTCAGGCGAATTCGTTGATCAGGAAGGTTGCGAATGGCCAGCAGCGCACTTCACCGGGCACATCTGGTTTGATGAATGGCCTGACAACCGCCAAATTGCACTCAAGTCGATTGGTCTTGACCCATCCAAAGGGAACGACTCCAAGCACGGTGACTTCTGCGCCATCGTCAAATTAGCCCGTACCATCGAAGGCATCATCTACGTCGAAGCCGATCTTCAACGCATCGACTCCGAATCTATCGTTTCAAACATTTGCAACGAACAACAACAATTCAACGCTGATGTGGTCGTAGTAGAAACAAATCAATTTCAACATTTACTTGCCACACAGATCATTGCAACGTCAAGAAAAAAAGGCATTTCAATGCCTGTCATGTCCGTTTACAATAAAGTTTCAAAGGATGTTCGCATTCGTCGTCTTGGCCCGAACCTTTCTAACAAGATCTTCAGGTTCAAGGCCAATCACGAAGGTACTCGACTCTTGGTGAATCAATTGCGTGAATTCCCTATGGCAAAGTACGATGATGGACCGGATGCCTTGGAAATGGCCCTGCGTGGTATGATTTCAATCCACAATGGACGTGTTCAGACTCAAGGCAAAGGTGCGACACCAACAAGAGGAATCCGATCATGAATCCGTTATCAGCACAATGGTGGCGTTCCCTTCTCTCTGGACAGCCTGCCAAGCCACCGGAAGAACCAAAGCGCAAGAAGCGTTCTCTCCGTGAAGCCGCCTACAACATGGACTTCAACCTGGGCGGGTATTCTGACCTTCTCAGCAGGTTCACAGACGGTGGTGTTTACGCATATCCAATCGTTAACGTCAAGGATCGTCTGTACGGCTCGAACTACCCCTTCTGGTACTCAGAGCAGCAGTTGAACCTGATCAGGGCGCAGGCACGCCTTCTTGTAACAACCAGCCCCAATGCCCAAGGTCTTCTCAATGGACTGACAAGCTACGTCATCGGCACCGGGTTCGGTTACAGGGTTATGCCGAGGGATGGGTTTGTAATTGAGGACAGTCTCATCCTCAAGGTTCAGAATGTCCTTCGTAAATTCTTCGATGACAACGAATGGGATCTGCTCGAACAGGAGATCTTCTTCCGGTCCAGAGAAGATGGTGAGTGCTTCCTACGTTATTTCCCGCAGCCATCTGGACGGTTGTTGATTCGCACCATCGAGCCTGAACAGATCTACCAACCACCAGGAAGCAACTTTGCCGAGTGGTCTTATGGCATAAAAACAGAATTAGAAGACGTTTTCAGCGTCGAAGCGTACAACGTCGATTACGATGCCCCACTAGGCACGGATTCTGATTCCAATCGGGAAAGCAGAGTTGGAGAGATTGTTCCAGCAGCCGACATCGTTCACATTAAGTGCAACGTCAAGAAGTCAATTAAACGTGGTTTATCTGACTTCTCCTACGAAACACTCGATACATTCATCACTGCGGGAAAGCTTCGCAAGAATATGGGCGAAGGTGCCTCAGTCCAATCAGCAATCGCCGCTATTCGACAGCACGATACCGCCACTCAAGAACAAGTCGAGGATTTTGTCACTGACAATATCGACTATTCAGCCTACACTGGGATTCCATTGCGTGAGACAGGATTCCAACGAATCGAGCCTGGTTCATTTCTGGATATTCCGAAAGGGATGAATTACGTTCAACCACCGGGTTCTGAGAACTATGAATCTCACCTGGCAATCTTCCAGTCGCTAATGCGTTCGGCAGGAAACCGCCACAATGCCCCTGAGTGGCTCTCTTCGAGCGATGTGTCCAATGCCAACTATGCATCGAGTTTGACGGCTGAAAGCCCATTTCTGAAGAACTGTATGCGGTTGCAGGCAATTTACAAGCGCCACTTCGGCAAAATTGTCCGTGAAGCCATCCTGACCGCTGCCGAGGCAGGGATGCTTCCTATGGGCATTGTGGATGCCATCGATGTCATTGTGACACCACCAAACGTGGAAGCCCGTGACAGAATCGCAGAATCCACGGCCAACCGCACCTATTACGAAATGAAAATCAAGAGCAGCCAAACCATCTCGCAAGAGTTGGGCCTTGATTCAGAACAAGAGCGGCGAAACATGGATCTTGAGAAAGACCATGAAGATAAGCTCAATGCGGCAGATGTTATGGGTGGTGATATGGCGCAGATCTCTGATCAGGCTCTTAATGGACTTCAAATTGAGAACCTGGTGGGTATCGTTACTCGTGTTGCTGCTGGACAGTTGACCGTGGAAGTAGGCCGTGCGGTGGCTCAAGCCGCCTTCCCATTGATGAATGTGGCACAGATTGCTGACATCTTCCCCGATAGCCTTTACCGCAGCGCAAAGGCCGCACCAGCAATGACGGGTGAACCCAAGGCTGTCACAGACCTGCCATCTGTTGGACAGTCCAAAGCGGAACCAACGCTGCCAGAAGAGCCATCGGAACCAGAAGATCCAGAAGGCGTTGCGGAATCGATTACCGAAGGCGAAGGTAAATACTCGCACATAAGCTTCAAGCCGCCATCAGGAGCGGTTAAAGCCGCTAAGAAGGGCTTAGAATTGCGAAGAGAACATGGGCGTGGTGGAACGTCTGTGGGCATTGCCAGGGCGAGAGATATCGCAGGCGGCAAAGAAATGAGTCCTTCCACAGTCAAAAGAATGTTTTCATTCTTCTCCAGGCACGAGGTCGATAAGAAGGGCGAAGGCTGGGGCGAAGACTCGAACGGCTACATCGCATGGCTCTTGTGGGGTGGCGATGCAGGCTTCTCATGGTCTAGGAAGGTCAGGAACCAAATGATTGCGGCAGACAAAAAGAAATGATTGATGCTCCGCTATTTATTGCCAACACGGAAACCACCTTGAGATCCATCGCATTTGCGACCAAGGTGGTCAGAACCATCGATAGGAAGCGCAAGGAGGCACTCCTATCCTTGGACCGCAACAAGTTCGAATCGAACTTTGAATATGAAACCATGTCGGTTTTTGCTGACATCATGCGCTTGGTCAACCATGACGCACCAGCACTAATCAAAAAACACTATAACGAAATCACAGAGATTATTTCTGACAAAATTGAACGCACGGTGATGGAGGCAAGATCGAAGATTGCCACCACGGTGTTTCCCGACTTATCTGCACAACAAGTGTCTCTTATTGTGGCTAATCAGCAGATACCGCAGAAGATTTACAACGCATTGAAGAGGAGTGGGTCTTCACCGAGGCAAATTGCGAGCATGATTGCCATCATGGGCAATCCAGCAGAGCGGCGTAGGCTTCTGGATGATTACTTTCGCAGGCTCAGAAATGCCGCTTACGCCTCTGTTCGCACTGGAATGGCCTCAATGGCTGGGCAAGTCAATCGAGAGGTTTACGACTCAATTCCTGCGGATGTGATCGGGTTTCAGGTTCTTGGCATACTTGACAATCGCATCAGGCCTGCACACAGGGCGAGACATGGCACCATCTACTACAAAGTGCCTGGCGTGGACCGACCAGGGTTTGAGCAAATGCCAAACCCGCCACTCGAGGCCGATGGCAGCTATGCTTTCAATTGCCGATGTTCTTTAATTCCAGTCTTTAAAGGCGATGACACAAAAGCCAGGGATATCCGTGGAAGAATAATTCCAAACGCCAAAGTCTTTTCTGTGTGGTTCGATAGGCAGACAGAGGCGGCGAAAATTGCAATTGTTGGGAAAAAACGCTACATGGCAGCGGTAAGCCGCAAAGGTGGCGGATCGCCCAACTGGATTGAGTTCTTGGACAGCAAAACCGGAATACTCATGACAGATAAAGAAATAGAAAATGAGACAAGGACAAAAAGAAAAAATAGAATAGCAAGACTTTACTCAAAAATTTCTATGAACTCTTGACATAGGGTTACAAGTTGATAGCATCTCAGTATGAAGACCATTCTTCTTGAAGAAATCCGTGACTACACATCGCTCGGCAATCTGAAGGTTGACCGGGTAGGTGCTATTGTTCACAACGTCAAGATTATCGGTTTTCAGTCGGCCAACGACCGTGAGTACACGCCTGAAGCACTACGACAGGCGATACCGATGTACGAAGGGGTCAATGTTAACATTGATCATCCTGATGGCGGTCCAGATGAGCAGCGGTCAGCCTGGGATCGAATCGGCTTTCTTAAGAACATCAAGTTCGTGGAAGGCAAAGGTCTTTACGGCGATCTGCATCTTTTACCATCGCATCCATTCACAGAGCGAATATTGGAAGCAGCGGAAAAGATGCCACAAATTTATGGTCTGTCGCACAACGCCAAAGGCGAAGGCTTTGAAGACAAGAAGACGAAGAAGTTCGTTGTCAACAAGGTAGCCGAGGTGAGGCATGTCGATCTCGTCGCAGACCCGGCAACAACGCACTCGCTGGCAGAATCGAAAGAAGCAGCGGTGCCTACCGAACAAGAAGCTGAAGAAGGAGCGTATACAAGAGTGGGCTATAAGAGCCGGAAACGTGGCGTAGGTGCCAAGCGTGGGTATACGAAAACAAAATCAAAGTTGTATGTAAGTCACGAATCGCAAGAATCAGAAGATGGTCAGAATGAAGCATACACTAAACTTCATGCTAGGATTATTGATGTTCTGAAACACGATGGTGTGCCGGATCACCAGAAGGCAGACCAAATTACCGATTTGGTTACTAATAGGTCATCCAAGAAAGACAAGGGGCGTAACATGCCAAATGATAAGATGTCCAAATATGACGATGCTGAAGAAGCTGTTTCCAATGACGATGAAAAAGACATCAAAACTGATGAGCCATCTGATTCCGACACTGAAGAATCAGAAGGTTCAGAAGAATGTCCCAAGTGCGGACGTAAAATGGAATCATGCTGCGGAGAAGACGCAGAAGAAGCAGAAGATCCAAAAAAGATCAAAGATTCTGAAGAATCTGAAGAAGATGCTGAAGAGTCTGAAGAAGAAGACGAGGAAGAAGATGCTGCTGCTAAACGGAAAATGAAGAAGGCAAAGAAGACTAAAAGCACCAAGGAAAAGTGTGCTAAGGAATCTATATCTTCTAAAAAAGCACTTGAGAACATCAAGGAGCTTTGTGAATCACACAAATTGTCAGCAGATGATTCGCTTATCAAGGATCTTGCTGCTGTTCCAGTGAGCGTAGCTGAAGGCCTGATCAAGCGCCTGGCGAATGCTGAACGTCTTCTGAAGCCAAAGAGCGCCGTTAAGGCCAAGGAAGCACAGAAGTCTGAAATTGACATGCTTGAAGGCAAGCAGTTGTTTTCTTGGCTTAGAAACTAAGGAGTTTAACAATGAGCGCCAATTTCGGTGGATCTCGATTTGTACAACCGCCACTCACACGCACCGTGGTCTATAAGGCCAAAGGTGGAATTGTGATTAGCGTAGGCGACCTCATGTATTACGACTCTGGCGATGGCTATGCCAAGCCTTTGTCGGAAAAGGTCGCCTCGGGCACTGTGAATACCGATCAGGTGTTCGTGCATGATAACTTTATCGGTGTGGCTCAGTCTGGGCGCATCGTACAGCAGACCACAGATGGCACGGTGACGATTGCCACCGATTGCATCTACGAAGCAGCCTGTGAATCACAGACGTGGGTTCCTGGCGCTTTGGTAACTGGTTTTTCTAGCGGCGTTGCTGCTGCCGGAGCAATCCAAGACCAAAAAGTTGACGCAACCGCTTTGGCAGCAGAGGCCATTGGTGTTGTTGTCAAGCAATACACTGCCGCAACCACAACGGTTTGGGTTAGGCTTTACGGTAAAGCCGCTCGCCAGGTGTTCTAATTTAGGATCAACAAGGGGGAAAGTACCATGGGCATTGACGTAGTGAAGATGAAGTCTCTGTACGAATCACGCAAAAAGGACTCGGGTGGCCGACTACGCTTCATCAACGAGTTGCGCCATGGTCTTGGCCTCTCGGACTCTAACGGGTCTGACTACAAGGACTTGGCTGGTAATAAGCAACTTCGTGAACGTGAAATGGTTGCTGAAAACTTCAGCTTGGCAGAATTGGCAGAGGCCTGCGTTGGCGGAAGCTGGCGCACTCTGTTCGATCCAGACAACCGGGAAATGGGACGTTACCTCCGTGCCAAGTCTTTGGTGGAATCTGGTTTCCCAAATGACAGCCGAGCCTTGCTGGAAAGTACCGGTATCGGTATCGATCCTTCGAGCTTTGCAGACATCAACGCATTCACGAGCGTTGTTGGCGGTCTGATCGAAGTTAAGATTCTGGAAGCTTTCCAGAACCCAGCTTTGATTGCTGACCAGATTTGCCCCGCTGAGGCCACTCGGCTCAACGGTCAGAAGGTCATCGGCGTTCAGTCGATTGG